GGCCCCTCAAATGAGAGAACATGTTGCCGTGCGGAGTCGTGCCCCGCGGCCGGTGAAAACCGTGCGCCCTCGTCGGTCACTGAGAAGTGGCCCAAAAGGTGCTGATCTTCACGTACTGATACCTGAACTGGTTGCCGATCCAGTTCAGATATCAAGGTTGAGCGCTAAGGGTGTTTGGCATAAGTCAAACAACGCACTCATTGATACCTTTCGTCTCATTGGATATGAGTTCGACTCTATTCTTTGTCCTTCTCCTCCCTCTTCCTCTGTTCCGGAGGTGATGTCAGTCCTCAAGTCCTGGACGGCCTTCTGGCTACCCTGGTTTTTGGGAGATGACACCCCTCCACAGAGATTTAACCCCCTTTCTCTCTGTTCGACCTCCTTTCGAAGGTATATTATGAACAGAAAGACTGGGGATGGGAAGAAAAGAAAGATAAAGATTGGAGCCCTACTTCTATATTCAAAGAGACTCTTTCCGTCTTTCACAGGTGAGATGGTGAGGGAGAAGGTCAGGGAGTTTGGTCAGGCTGTTAGTCGAGTGTCACCTCCTCTTCCGTATAAGAAGAGGATGTACAAGTCAATTGACAGTTCGGTTGACGAATTCCTTGGCGGTAGCCGTATGGTAGCGGACTATTCTAAGCCTTTCGCCCCAAGCACATCAGCATGTTATGAGCGTTCTCGAGCAGAGGGGGGTTTACAGTCTTTTGTTGCAGAAGAGATTCTGCAAGAAACGATTGATTCCCGCTTCTTCTACGATGATCTCAAAAACATTTTTGATATGCCTGGGGAGACACTTAGTTTCTCCACCCCCGCTGGCCTGTGGAATGAATTCTTGGACATCATGTTTCGTCGGGCAATATCTGAGACCGTTAAGGATGATGGATCTGAGTGGGATCGGTTACCTGTTCAGGCAACCGGTCTCACAGAGCCACTCAAGGTTAGGATTGTTACCAAGTCAAAATGGTTCTTACAGCTTCTTACTCCAATCCAGAAGGCATGGCATGGTGCCATGCGTCTCTCTCCGATCTACCAACTCATAGGAGGATCCCCTGTTGAGGATGCTCTTGTGGGTCTGGAATTGCGGAGGAAGGAGAAGGTTGTCAGTGGTGACTATTCAGCCGCCACTGATAACATTTATCTGGAGTATACAGAGTACGCCGCAAGAGCCATGTTGGCTAAGACAGATTTCTCATTTCTTGACCCCACCTTGGTACAGTATGTACCTTGGATCAAGGAATTAGTAATCAAGTCTTTGGTTCATTCCCAGTTGGAGTTGAAGGGGAGATCCCCTGTTGATATTACTCGAGGTCAGATGATGGGTCACATCTTATCTTTCCCTTTGCTATGTCTGATCAATAGGTCAGCCAGTGTCATGGCTATTCCGCGTGAGCGATTCATGCGCATCAATGGAGATGATGTTCTATTTCCTGCTAATCCAAGTGAATACCGTAAGTGGAAACGGGCGACCAGATCCGTAGGGTTGGAGTTCTCCCTTGGGAAGAACTACTACTCGAGGGACCTGGCTCTCGTGAATTCCACGTACTGTACTTACGATAAGACTAGTCGGAAATGGAAGACAATCTCTGTCCCCAATGTGGGTCTGTTGAATATGCCACTGGATAAGCAGATCGATACAGAGACCGGAAGGCAGATAATGCCTTGGGAGGTTCTCGCACAGAATTGGAGGGAGTTTTCTCGGTTTTCTAACCCGAAGACCCTTCCCATTTATGTGAGACTCTTCCGACAGTATTATCCTATCCTACGTGGTTTCCCTGGACCGATCTATGGCCCCACTGAGTGGGGTGGGCTTGGTGCCCCTATTCCAGATGGTCACAAGTTCACCAGGAATCAGTTGATGTGGATGAATGCACATAGACTCGGCCTATTTACTTTTCTTCATGGTACTCGGAATGACTATTCTCGTCTTTCCCAGATGTACCACGATCAGTTGGAAAAGTATGTAGGCGGGATCTATGAGTGGAGGCAGCCGGGATATGGTGAATCCTTTGGTCCTTTAGATAGTGGTCCATTTTTGGACCCCTACCAGAAGGATGGTGGTTACGCTGGTCAGATAATGGCATTGAGGAGATGGGTTGTGGATGCTTCTTCTATGAAGCATGTCAAGATATTCGGTGCAAGAAGGTGGAACCAGTTTAAGTCTAGTCTTAAACGTGGTATCCCTCCCCTTCCACATGAATACATTGACATGCTTCGTAAAGGTGAAGTATATTTCCCTCGTCCAGGATGGTTCCGGTCTAGGGATATGACTGGAGTTCGGTATGAGGATCGTGCGTCTTACCTCCATGAGATTTTCCAGGCACAGAGACAGAACAATTAGAAGAGACCACTGCTGTGATCCCCCTGAATTGGTCCCCCCCGGGGCATGAAATATATCTCATGGCAAAATCTAAACAAAACAAAGGGAAGGGTGGTAATGGAAAGGGAAAGTCCGAAGATAGAATTACGTCCAAGATGACAGAGCGAAAGCAGATTGTTTCCAATCCTGCTATCACTATGTTTCGTGGTCCTACTTCTTCTATCCGAGTGAGAAACCAGGAAGCATTGAACGTTGCCATGATAGGTGGTTCTTCGACCCCCTACACGGAACGTAATTTCTTCCGGGTTGCTCCTTCGGCAACTTCTTCGGGACTTTCTTGGTTATCTGCAATTGCAAATCAGTATTCAATGTACAAGTTCCACAGTATCACTATTCGGTATGTTCCCACTACGGGAACTACCCAATCGGGATACGTGGCTATGGGTTTCTTTCCCGACGCTGAGGAGGCCGCTATTGGCTGGGTTCCTACTACAGGAACCGGCACATTAGGTCAGCTTTCCCAGTGTCGAAAGTTTACCCAGGTGCCCCTTTACTCGGAGGCGACCATTAAGCTGGATTCAAAGGACTTTGTCTTGGATTGGTACTATGTTGATCCAACCACGACAAGTTCTAGTGAATCTAGATTGACGGTCGCGGGTGGTGTGGGTATAATGGTTACAACCAATTCTACCCTCACCAACTCCTCCGTTGGGGTCCTATACATTGATTACGATGTGGAATTGAAGTTTCCCGTCACCACTAACCCCAATGTTGTATAAATTAGGCCGAGAGGCTTACAAAATCTAGGGCATCGTGAGGTGTCCGACCGGTGAAGGCTGCCTTGCTATCTTTTGCAAGACCCTGATGTTGATTGCGGATCCGTCCTGTCAGATGAGTAATTGGTCTGATGGGGTAGCGGGGAGTGATCCCTTGTGAGAACAAGGAGTTTAAGGGTGTGAAAGACGTTGAAGGTATTTATCGGTGGGTCGTCTCCTTCGGGGGAAGGAGACGAGACAGTTAACCAGACTGTCTGCTCATCACTGTATTCTTTATACCGTGTGAGTCCCGCGCACCGCCAAG